TCATTTGCGAAACGAGGAGCGAGACGGACGGCATCGGATATAAGATTTGCTAACATAGATTTTTTATTTATTGTTTATTTATTACTCGGTAAGTATACCACAGATTGAGGAAAAAGTCAAGGGGAAAAGTGTTTTTATTTTGTTTTTTTATTGGCTGTCCTTCTCGATGAAGAACCAACCAAGACCTTTGCGGTCAACTTGCGCGATCCACTCCTCGCACTCTTCGCGTGTGCCAGAAAACTCGGCATCCAGAGAGTAGTTGTGGTATACTGTATATGTATTTGTTTTCATGTAGTAACTATACCACACTTTCACAGAAAAAGCAAGCTTTATTTTGTTTTTTTATCACTTTTTTTAGGGGGAGGGTTTTTTCAGAATTCTTGACTTTTTACTTGACAGCCGTAGCGCGGGGGGGTGGTGAATTCTATAAACATCAAGCCATCCATTCAGTTCTTCGTGTAAAAAAGAACATAAATGTCATTTAAATATAAAAATTCTTTTTTGTTGGGACATATAGAACTTACAGAGAAACAAAGTCAATTCCATAAGATAATGAGAAACCCCGAAACGCGGGTAGTATTTATTAGTGGACCAGCAGGGACGGCAAAGACATTTTTGTCAGTGTATACAGCATTATATAAACACAATAAGGACAATCTGCTTAAAATACTCTATTTAAGGAGTTTGGCTGAGAGTGCGGATAAGGGGATGGGTTTTCTGAAAGGAAGTATGGATGATAAATTTAATCCTTATATTGGTCCTTTAGAAGATAAGCTGGATGAGCTTTTAAACACACATGAAAAACACCAATTACAACAACGGAATGCGGTAGATGCGGCCCCGATTAACTTTATCCGTGGAGCTACATGGAGAAATAAAGTTGTCATCGTGGATGAGGCACAGAATATGACAGTAAAAGAACTTACAACAGTCATAACCCGAATTAGCGCCAATTCTACTTTATATATATGTGGAGATACTATGCAGAGCGATATCAATGCCACAGGTTTTCAAAAGTTCTGTAAAGTCTTTGATGACGATGAAAGTAAGAGTTATGGCATACACCACTTACATTTTACCAAAGATGATGTAATGAGGGACAAGATAATAAGCTATCTAGTAGATAAAATTGAAAAAAGTGAATTAAATTAATAAAATTAGCCATGAATAAAGTTTTTTGTGTATCGTGCGGATTTAAAATCTTATATGAATTAAAAAAGCCTAAATTTTGTTCTAATTGTGGAGAAGCTATTGGAGGTGTCTCATCTAGCTCTACAAAAGAAAAAGAACAAGTAGAAGAGGTTTCCGATTTGGATGTTGATTTAAATAAATTAAAAAGGGGTATAGTTGTAGAAGGGAAGACAAAGACCTCTAACTTGCAAGAGTTGTGGTCTTCTGTTAGTCCTGAAGAGGCTAGTTCGGGTCTGGAGAAGTTCCAGCGCCCGCCATCAAAAGATCCAAGCGGTCAAGAGATTCTAGATCAAACAATGCGAGATTGCGCCTCCTCTCGGATGAGAGATGTTGATGAGTAATGACTTCAATAGCCAACGAGATGATTTAGAGGAGCTTCTTAAGAAATACAGACCTAAATGGCAATTAAGCGCCATAGCGTGGATGGATTATGATGATGTCTGTCAAATAATACGCTTACACATCTACAAAAAGTGGCACCTCTGGGATCAGTCTCGTCCTTTCAAGCCTTGGGCTTCGATGATTATATCTAATCAGATAAAAAATCTGATTCGTAATAATTATTCAAGTTTTGCCAAGCCGTGTTTGCGTTGTCCTCATAATATGGGGGCTACTTCTTGCGAATATACAAAAAGCAAGGAGCAAGACGATACTTGCGCTGATTTCGCCAAGTGGAAGAAAAAGAAAGAAAGAGCTTACAATATAAAGTTACCCTTAGCTCTAGAAGAGGGAACGGCCACAGGAGTGGGCAGTATTAAAGATTTTGTGGATTATGAGGACTCGTCTGGAAAGTTGCATGGGTTAGTCATGGAGCAACTAAACGAAAAGCATAAAAAAATTTATTATATGCTTTATATAGAAAACATCAATGAAAACGATGTTGCAAAAAAATTTGGCTTCAAAGCTGACATTTCCAAGAGGAAAAAGCCACGATACAAGCAAATGGCTAATTTAAAAAAGAAATTTTACCAGATAGCTGTTAAAATTATGAAAGAGCACGATATTTTATGAGCAATATAGAATTAACACAAGAACAAAAGAATCAAATACAAGAAGAGTTTGCTCGTAACCCTGATTTGAAACATATCACTCAAACAGTCTTTGAGAATGACTCTCTTGATGGTCGCTCAAAAGAAGGCAGGGCTGTTAGATCATTTTTAATTAATAATAATTTAGAATTTACTACTACTTTAGTTCCAAGGGTGGAGGAGGTTGATCTAACATCAGAACAGAAAGAGTTTCTGATGAGTAATAATGTTGAACGTGGCATGAACGCTCTTGAAGTGACTCGCTTGACCTTTAAGGACAGAGAGATACAGCCACTAAGTCAACAACATAGGACGGTGATGGAATTCTTGCGTCAGTATAGACCAGAGATAGTTGATGATAATGAAATGTTGACTAACGACAAGTGGTCTCCACCGAAATCTTTATCAAGAGCTATCAAAAAGGTGAATGATTGGGCTGGGCAGAATTTTGACGAAATATCCATCCAAACAAAACAAAAGAAAATGTGCGAGAAGCTTTTACTCTACTTGAAGAGTCCAAGGTTCGTGCATTTTATTAATCAATACTCAACAATAGCAGATAGAGATTTATTTGAGAGCGAATTTGTGAGGACAGTGTGGGACAAGCCTGACCTAACAAACGATGAGCTAAATTTGTATATTACAGTTTGCACAAACTATGTCAGACAGAAGCATATCCAGCAAAGAATCGACAGATTGAATAATATGCTCAATGACACTGATAATGAACGAGATATAACATTACGTCTTACTGAGCTTATAAAGGCCACCAGCGAGGAGTTGAACCAATGTGAGAAAAGAATCGAATCTTTGACGAAAGACCTTAATGGAAGCCGTCAGGCGCGTTTAAAGGCAAGAGGAGAGCAGAATGGGAGTATTGCTGCACTCGTTGAGGCTTTTCAGGAGAAAGAAGAGCGTGACCGTATGATAATGATGGCAGAAATGCAAAACAAGTTAATAGAGGAAGAAGCTGATCGACTTGAAACGATGGACGAGTATAAGGCTCGTATTTTAGGTATCTCTAAAAAAGAAATATTGTAATGGAATTTACTTGTCTAGAGTGTGGTAAGGAGTTTGACAACAAGAGGAGTTTTCACGCACACCTGAAAGCTCACGCACTTACTATTGGCGATTACTATGTCAAGCACTATGGAAGAAGGGATTTATATTCGTGTGAAAAGATCCCTTTCAAATCTTACGATCAATACTTTAGGGATAATTTTATCAGTTATGATAATTTTAAGTTATGGATGGACTCGGCTCCAGAGGAAGATGTCAAAAATTACCTCAAAGAGAAAGCGAAACAAAAATTTGACTTAAAGGGGATAAAAAGCTCTCCACCTAACCTTTTTTATGATTTGTCAGAGATGGCTGGCATTTATTATTATAAAAAACTATGGGGGTCTTATAAAAGTTTCTTGGATGAGCTAGGAGTTTATAATCATTTTTGTGCGGGGCTACCTAAAGACTTTTGGGAGGTTGATAGGAGTAGCATTCCTTTATTTACTGATACAAGAGAAAAAGCTCCGTTAAAATTTAAGGACTCTATAATTAACAAATTAGATTTTGGGGATTATACAGCTAGAGGTGATTACTATACATCTACATTTGTAGATAGAAAAGCTCAGGATGATTTCAGGCAGACCTTTGGCAAAGATATAGATAGATTCAGGAGAGAGATGGATAGGTGTGTTCAGTTTAATTCATATATGTTTGTAGTAGCAGAGACAACTATTAGCAAACTAGAAGAACACAATAAAAAATCTAAATTCAAATCTAACTTAGGGTATCTGTGGCACAATGTTCGCAATCTGCTTATAGATTACCCGAAAAACCTACAAATCATTTTTGCACACAATAGAGCAGGAGCTAAAAAAATTATTCCACTGATTCTGCACTATGGAGACGGATTGTGGAATACAGACTTACAATATTTTATAGATGAACGAGTAAATGTCTTGGACAAAGGGAAAACAAGGATATCGGCTTGAGCATTCCTCTCAGGAACTGAATAAGTTCCTAAAGGAAATGGATGGCAGTATCAAAGAAGAAGAAGCGAAGTATTTGCTGTATAAGTTCCTACGGAATAATATAGCATTTACATCTGAACTCTTTTTAGGTGTCAGGTTATTTCCCTTTCAGGCAATGGCTATTAAGGGAATGATGGTTTCTGACTACTCTATGTTCGTTTTCTCGCGGGGTATGTCAAAGACGTTCTCTACTGCCATTTATGTATTACTTGAGTGCCTACTCAATCCTAACGCGAATATAGGGGTAATAGCAGGAAGCTTCAGACAATCTAAACAGATATTCCAAAAGATGGAGGATATTGTTAGTAAACCTGAAGCTAGTCTAATTAAAGAATGTGGATTTAAAATAACAAAAGGAACTGACCAATGGACATTAACTTTAGGTAAGGCTAGGGCGATAGCCCTTCCGTTGGCTAATGGTGAAAGGCTCCGTGGATTTCGATTTAACAGGATTGTATTGGATGAGTTTTTAACTATACCCGAAAAGATATTTAATGAAGTTATTATACCATTTCTGGGTGTGGTAGAGAATCCTATCGAGAGGGAGGAATTATACAATTTAGAATCCAAATTAATCGACAAGGGCGAGATGAAAGAAGAGGATAGATACATTTGGCCTAACAACAAGCTTATCATCCTGTCATCTCCATCCTTCAAATTCGAATACATGTATAAACTTTATAAGAAGTATGAAGATCTAATTCATGGGCAAGAGCTAAAAAGCGACGATGATGAAGAGGAGAGTTTTAAAGATGATGCTTATAGACTGATTATGCAGTTAAGTTATGACTGTGCTCCATCAAGGTTATACGATCAGAACCTGCTTAAACAAGCAAAGGCGACTATGAGTGAGATGCAGTTCAAGAGAGAGTTTGGTGCTCAGTTCATAGATGAAAGTGATGGGTATTTCAGATTATCAAAAATGGCGGCTTGCACGGTGCCTGATGGCGAGTTCCCTTCTGTAGAGGTTGTAGGTAATCCTAGTGATGAGTATTTATTGGCCTTTGACCCCAACTGGGCAGGTAACACAAGTGCTGACCACTTTGCAATGCATGTGTTTAAAATAGACAGAGACGCAAAAAAGATTTGTTTAGTTCACAGCTACGCGATAGCAGGAGTTTCTCTGAAAGAGCATATGCAATATTTCTTATACCTAATACAACATTTTAATATTGTCGGTATCTGCGGGGACTACAATGGAGGAGTTCAGTTTATAAATTCTTGTAACGAGAGTGCTTTGTTTAAAGAAAACAATGTAAAGATAGGGGTAATTGATGTTGATCTGGAAAAACCAGAGAATTGGAATTCAGATATTTTATCTTTTAAAAATCAATATAATGCTAGGGAGCGTAATTACTGCATCTTAAGAAAACCCACATCAAACTGGATAAGAAACGCCAATGAGATGTTACAGGCAGCGATAGACCACAAAAGAATTTTATTCGCTTCTAGGGCTGTTGATAGTCATTTTGACGAACAAAGAAAAAAGAATATACCAATAGAGAAACTAAAATGGGATATAAAGACACCCGTAGCCTCCAAAGGGGCGATGATGATCGACTTAATTGACCATCAAAAGTATGTGGTAGAACTTACAAAGTCTGAATGTGCTAACATTGAGGTGATTGGCAACCCACAAGGATCACAGTCGTTTAATTTGCCCCAGAACTTAAGAAGACAAAAAGGACCAAACAGAGCAAGAAAAGACTCTTATTCTGCTTTAGTTTTAGGGAATTGGTTCGCCAAAGTTTTCTTCGACTCAGAAAGTGCGTCTGTAGAGAAGAAACCACAAGGAACATTTATTCCGTTTGCAATTTGAAAAGTTTCAAAGTAACTTTTATAACTTTAGTGTAAACTTTGATATGCCTCGTAAATATACCAAGAGATCCGAATATTGGGCTAAGTTCAAAAAAAATGAACAGCCTATTGAAAATTTAGTAAATGCTGACGAGGAGGACTTTTCTCCAGAGTTAATTGGAGAACCTATTTTCAGTTCAAAAGCTTCTAGGCTAGATGGTCCGACCACTAGGACAAAAACTAGAATCAATTCAGTGGCTCTCTCTGGTCTTACTAATAGGTTTGATAATATTAAAAATGGTATTTTACCGTTTAATTACGAGAAAGATGCGGCAGACGCAAAAGAGGCTGTAGAGCTTTGCCAGAAGGCTTATTTTAATATTTCTTCATTTAGAGGGACTATTGACCTTCTTTCAGAATTTGCTGATTCCGATATCTACCTAGAAGGAGGCACAGAAAAATCAAAAAAGTTTATTGATGCTTGGTTCAAGAGAATCAGAATGCATGATTTAAAAGAGCAATACTTCAGAGAGTATTACCGCTCTGGTAATGTATTTTTCTATAGGGTCGATGGAAAGATCCCCTTAAAGAATTCTCAAAAAATGCTAGAGGCATACGGAGCTAGCTCAAGAAAAGAAATACCGATTAGATATTTGTTAATTAACCCTACGGATATAGCGACTAAGGGGTCTGTGTCTTTTAGTGGTTATGAATATTTTAAAGTTTTATCTCCTTTTGAAATTTCTAGGCTACAGAAGCCAGAAACAGAACATGAGATAGAGGTTTTCAACTCCTTGCCCGAAGATGTGCGCGAGGCTCTCAAAGCGGGTAAAAGCGCATACGCTATGACAAGGATTCAAATTAAACTTGACCCTCAGTTGTTGCATGTGGTTTTTGCGAAGAAGCAGGACTATGAGCCTTTGGCTATTCCTGTCGGTTATTCTGTTCTTGATGATCTTAATAGAAAAATAGAATTAAAAAACATTGATCAGGCAATTAGCCGTTCTATTGAAAATGTTGTGCTTCTAGTGACTATGGGTAATGAGCCAGATAAAGGCGGCGTTAATCACAGAAACTTGGCAGCTATGCAACAGATATTCAAAAACCAGAGCGTTGGTCGTGTTCTTGTTTCTGACTATACCACAAAAGCTGATTTCATAATTCCTGATATCCGAAAAGTTGTCGGTCCAGAAAAATACGAGGTTATAAACAAGGATATTGAGCAGGGTTTGCAAAATGTTCTTATCGGAGACTCAAAATATTCTGACACTCAGATTAAAATGAAAGTTTTCTTCCAAAGATTAGAGGAATCAAGGAGAGCTTTTTTAAATGATTTTATTAACCCAGAGATCAGAAGAATTTGTAAAGCCGCTGGGTTGCGTTCATGGCCAGAGGCGAAGTTCGCCAAAACTGACACTATGGATGATAACAACCTTTCTAAGTTGGCTACAAGGCTAATGGAGCTTGGTGTATTGACTCCAGAGCAAGGAATGCAGGTTGTTCACACTGGGGTCTTTCCTGATGCTAAAGACATGGAAAGCGCACAAGATAAGTTTAAAGAGCATAGAGAAAAAGGCCACTATATGCCACTTGTTAACACAATTAATTTATATGATGAGTCAACTCCGCAAGGAGGAGACCCAGAACCAAAGGACGCTCAAAAACCTGTTTCTCCGTCAGGGGGTAGACCTATTGGAGTTTCCAACTCTTCTTATTCAAAGAAAAACATAGTAGAGGCTACTAAAAGAATAAATGAATTTGAGCTTTTAGCTTTCAGAGAATTTGCTTCTAAATTTGGCTTAAAGAGAATGTCTAAGCAGAAAAAAGAAATGGTTGCTCAAGTTTGCGAGTCTATTGTTATAGCAAAAGACGCTGTAGATTGGGAACCAACTTTATCTGAAATAGTAGAAGATTTAGACAAGCTTACATCTCTTGCGGTTAACAAAAAAGTTCTTGAATTAGGGTGTCAGCATCAACTAGATGACTTAGCTTCTGCAATTTTATATCATTCAACTCAAATTTCTGTGTAAGAAAAGATATGTCATTGGATGATTTTAACATTTGTTTGTTTGAAGGTAAAGTAAGAGAGATAAAAGACGAGGAGTTTGAGTTATTTGGCCTTTCACAAGGAGCTATCCAAGAAGCAGCAGAATCTCTGCTGCCCGAAGGTTTTGACCCAGATCAGAATATCGACGTTTTACCTGTTGTCTTTAATTTAGCAAAAGTTAATGAATTCAACAAAAATGGCGATGGCATTGATGCAAAAACTGCAATAGCTGCTATAAAACGATTTATCAATAAGCCGATTAACATCGAGCACAAAAAAGATAAAATCGTCGGTCACATGATTAATGCGTCCTTCTCTGAACGAGAGTTTGACTTTAAAAATAACGATATTGAATCTTACGCCGATAAAAAAGAGCCGTTTTATATGAATGCTGCTGGCTTGATTTACAAGTCTGTTTATCCACAGCTAGCAGAAGCTATTGAAAATGCTTCAGAAGAAGATGATGAAACCTATCAAAGTATTTCTACTAGTTGGGAATTAGCATTTAAACAATTTGAAGTTGCTGTAGGGTCTAAATTTTTAGAAGATTCTACTATTGCGACAGGTGCCGAAAAAGAAGACCTAAAACAATATGTCAAGGGTTTAGGTGGGAAGGGAGAAGATCCTGATGGTAAACCTGTTAACAGATTAATTGTCGGTCAAACTTATCCATTAGGAGCGGCGTTAACAAGAAACCCTGCCGCTGCTGTAAGGGGTGTTTATACAAGTAAAGAGGAGGATGAGGATAAAAAAATAGAAAAAATTTCCCGAAACGCTAATATTAATGTAAAGTCTGACAAATTAAAAAACATTTTTAATATGGATAAAGAACAATTCGACCAACTTATTACTCAGTTGTCCAAGAGCGTTGCTTCCGCAGTGAAGGAAGGCTCTGAGGCTAAAACTGTTAGCGAGACTATTCGTGATACTCTCGTAGAACACAACGAGTCTTGGACAGCCAAGATGGACGTTGAGAAGGAAGCTAAAGCAAAAGCTGAAGCAGAGCTTGAAGAGTTAAAAGACTCTTTTAAGCAGACGAAAGAAGAACTTGATGCACTTAAGGGAGAAGTAGAAGCAAAAGCTGCTGTTGATCTTTTTAATGATCGCATGAACTTCATTGATAGTGACTACGAGCTTAATGAAAAAGAGCTTGCTTTAGTTACCGCAGAAGTGAAGGAACTCGGTTCTTCTGAAGAAGATTTCAATAATTACAAGGAAAAGCTTGAGGTTATTTTTGCCCACAAGCTTAAGTCAAATATCGAAGCTAAAGAAGCAGAGATTAAGGCTCGTATTGACGAAGCAGTAGCTAGCCGCGAAGAAGGGGATGACCCTGAAGAGGAAGAAGCTGCCGAAGAGGAGCCAGAGGAAGAGCTTGAGGTTGAAGGAGATGAAGCAGAGGCTTCTATCCCCAATAATAACGCTGAAGCTAGCGAACAGATTTCTTTTGTCGAAAGACTCAAGAAGAACTTCTCAGTAGAAGTTTCTAATTAAAAAAACAAAATCAATTAAATTATGGCTAACGAAATTACACGTTTACTGCCGTTCCGTCAATATGATGAGAATGATGTTATCAACTTCTACTCATTTGATAAGGAAACGGGCGAGGCTGGTTCTGTTGTCAAGATTAAATCCGCTAATCTGACTGAAGAGCCTGTCGAATATACGACAAGAGGTGATTCAAATGCATATTTGAATACTCTTGGTAACGGCTTGTCCTTATACCCAACTGTTCCCTACAAAGTAGAGAAAATGAACAATACAGGTATTGGGGAACAAGCATTAGGGATTCTTTTGCGCGATGTTCGTGCAAATGATGAGAATGGGGAAAACCTTTTATATTACCCAGAAAAGAAAGAGGAACTCCAGTGCGTTGTTTCTGGTGAAGCTGTTCCAATCGCTACGAAAGGAATCTTTACTATTAACTCCAAAGGTCTTGCTGGTCCTGCACAGGGACACGCTTTAGGCTTACCTGCTGTTGGTTCAATTGCGGCTCCTAGCCTCAATGGAACTATTACTGGTTTCCACGATTCTACTCACGCTAAACATCACTACCATGTAACTCATAGTATTGGTCAGTTTATCGCGACTGGTTTAAGGGAATCTCAAGGTGGCACTACCGATGCTTTCGCAGGTGCTTATGCAATTTTAAAACTTGACTGCTAATATTTTACGATCATGAAAATCACAATCAAAAGAACTGAAGATCAGTTGGCTCTTATCAGAGCAATGGGATCTAATAATCGTGAAGAAGCTTATGAGGCACAGGCGGCGGTTGCAGAACTGCTCGGACCTGTAGTATCGGAAGTTATCAATAACGCTCCTACAATTGGAAATTTGTATAGCACAATTTCTTATGGAGAAGATGACAACCCATCTCTGCCTTTGGATCTTTTCCACGATATCACTGATGAGGACTACATTCAGGTGTATTCTCAACAGGTTGCTGGGGGGCTTCCTTATAGTCAAGTCTTTCCTGCTCACAACGAACTCAAGTTCCAGACTTACACCTTGGACAGCGCTCTTGCGTTTGATCGCAAGTATGTCCGTAAGGCTCGTCTTGATGTTGTTAGCAAGACTTTCACTAGGATGGCTCAAGAAGTTTTACTTAAGCAAACCAAAACTGCTTTCAATGTCCTTGCCACTGCTCTCTGTAAAGCTACAGGAAGCGCTGGGACTCAAGGTAGTCAGGTTATTCAGGGAACACAGTCGGATCGCATGATCCTTCACGATCTCAATAACTTGATCACTGCAAGCAAGCGTGTTAATAGCTCATTCAACGGGGGAACACCTGTTGGTGGAGTTAAATCTGGAATTACTGACCTTCTGGTTTCACCAGAAATCGTTGAAGACCTTCGTGCAATGGCTTACAACCCAATCAACACTGTTGATTCGGATGGAACTGCTGCCGCTGGAACTGACGGTCAGGTAGCTCCTGAGAACCTCCGCGCAGAGCTTTACGCTGGTGCTGGTCTTCCATCTTTCTATGGTATTAATATCATGGAAGTTAATGAGATGGGTAAAAATCAGCGCTTTAATAAGCTGTTTGCTACTATCGCTGCGGCAGAAGGTAATATCACTGGTGGACAGGGTGGTTCATTCACTCAGGCCAATGATCAAATTCTTATCGGTGTTGACCGTTCCAAGGACTCTCTTATTCGTCCTACGGTTATCGGTGAGGGTTCTCCTTCTGAGTTCCAAGTTCTTGTTGACGATCAGTTCTCTGTTCGTCAGAACAAGATCGGTTACTACGGCAAAGTTGAAGAGGGCCGCATCTGTATTGATGACAAAGCTCTTATTGGACTTGCAATTGGAACTAGCTCGTAAAGAGATAGACAACCATTATAAAGAGAGTCGCTCCGAAAGGGGCGGCTCTTTTTTATTGATTTTTATATAAAATTTCACTATCATGTATTATGAGTAAGAAAAAAGCTGCCAAAAAGAAAAATGCCCAAGAAATGCAAATTTCAAAAGGAGTTGAAAAAAAACATCTAGAAGAATTTGATGTTACAGACGGCAAAGATAGAAGTGAAAAAGAAAAGGAGATTGAAAGGGTAAAAGAGCTTGAGGAGCTTTTAGGAATGCCTCAAATGAACCCTTATGGGACAATGCATAGAGATGTTTTCAAGCAGAGAGTAGATGCAAGTTCTGCTGCTGATTTGACTGATTTAGCTGCTAGAGTAGGACTCCCAAGAGAAAGAAATACCAATCTTTTGAGGAAATCTTTAATGAAGTCTTTTGACTTTTATGTTCAAAAACACAACGTCACAGTTCAGGGCGAAGCAAAACCAATTATAGATCCTAGTTCCCCAGATTACGAATCTGCTGTAAAGTTATTTAAGGATTTGTAATTTATGAATGATCTTGGAGTTTTAGCTAGTGGAATCGTAACATACGATTTTCCTAATGATACTGGCTCATATAATATGGGCTTTGTTTCTGGTTGGCTAGAAACCAACATTGGAGAGCTAAATGGAATAACTCATGAAGAGTTTGAGGTAAACTCCACTGGTGGTGTGGTAATGGCTGGAACTACATCTGGTTTAGCTCCTGTAGAAAAGAACATTTTCTCTTCATTGTATGAACTTTGGTATTATGAAAAATCAGCAAGAGAATCTTTAAGATCTTTCACTTACTCTGATTCTGTAGATTGGGTTACCATAAAAGAAGGGGATACAACTATCCAAAGACAGAATAAAAACTCTGTTGCTAAAACATATAGAGACCTTTCTGAACAAACTTCAAAAAGATTAAAAGACCTTGTGTTCCAATATAATTACCAAAAGTCATCTCCAATTCAAGTAGCTGGAACTGATGGAACTTTTGACTTATCTGGAAAACTGACATGATAACATGGCTTCCCTACTCACAGATGCAGAAAAAACTGCTATTAATTCAGCGTTAAGTGACGTTCATGATACTTTCGCTAGAACTATTTATGTGTATGTAAAAGAAGCCAGCACTGTCCCAGCAGAGCTTAATTACAACCCCTTATATGGGCGCACTAAAAATACAGCAGAAATTTCATCTGACACAGAGTTAACAAGACACTCATTTAGCGCCCGTATTTACTACAAGAACGAGCAGAAAGAAGATCTCGTTGATGGGAACGCTCAAATGAACCTAATGGCATCAGAGGGTCAAATAAGGATTAAAGTTAAATCTGATGCCTACGAAAAAATTAAGATTTGTTCTAAAATAGAAGTTGACGATGAGTTGTATATCGTTGACGGAGATGCAAAAGTAATTGGTCCATTTGACGCTCAGTTTTATTCTATATTTTTAAAACGTGAGAATTAATGGCTAGAAAAGGATTTATATCAACATCAGCGCCAGTAGTTACTATAAATGCAGCGGAGTTGTTAAGAGAGCTAACTGTAGATAGACCAAACTCTAGAAGTATGGCGATGGCGTTAAGGGGAGTTATTGAGCCTAAACTAGAGGAAAGAAGAAAGGAATTAGAGAGAGAATTCTCTATTCATCCTATTACATTAGAGCTAAATGCTGGGCCGAATGCATCAAATACAAGCGGCACACTTGGGGGATATGGAAACCTTTTTTCATTTATAGGTTTTACTTCGTCTGATGATCCTACTTCCGTGATATCTCAGATATTTAAAGAGAAAATTAAATTTACTGTTAGAAGGACGAACACTAAAGGTAAATATATGGTTACATTTTTCATACCAAGTGTTGAGGAGATATATGGATTGACACCAATACCTTGGATGACTGGAAAAAGCTGGGTTAAAAGCGTGGAAGAAGGAGGTTTAACTAACTTGGGGCAATACCTTTTCAGTTCCACTGGATTTCCTTCATCTAGTTCTGGAACAGCTATACAGGTCAAAAGTAGATCTTCTAGTGTAACTTTTAGAAGAGTTCCTTATGTTAAAAAACTAATAGAAAACTTTAAGAAGAAAATGTTGAGACTAGACAAATGAAAGCACAATTTGACCAGAATGTTTTATCCAGTTTTTATCTGTGGTTTGAAAATAAACTATTATCAGATAAGGCTAAAGCCTATGCTATTAATTTAGACAATGCTTTTACATCTGGCAATTTTCCAGACATACCCTCTTCACATATTGCTTTTCAAGGGAAATACAGATCTCTTGTAGGGGAGTATGATATTGACCAGCCCAACTCTGGTTTCTTTTTAGGCAATCATTTTATTACAGGTAATTACGACCAAAATGGTGAGGTTTTTACCGACTATGAAAATGGCAGATTGATTTTCCCAAAAGCCTCTGGCGCTGCTATTGGAAACACAACATTAACAGCAAATTCTACAGTAAAAGAGGTAAACACTTATATTACTAACGATACAGACGCACAGGTAATAATTCATTCAGATTTTAAAGACAGTGCAACAGAACTGCCTTATCAATATGGTAAAACTGGAGAATATGACGAAACAACATATTTTTTACCTGCTTGCTTTATTTCTCAGGCATCCTCTGACAATACTGAATTTTCATTTGGTGGAGAAGAGGACACTAGATCAAATATGAGGGTCATGGTTCTTTCTTTTGATAATTATACCCTAGATTCTGTAATGTCTCTGTTTAGAGATTCAGTGAGAGAGGATATTACGCATATTCCGTATGAAAGCTTTCCTTATGGATTTTCATTCTCAATTAAGGATTTTCCCTATAATTATGACACTTTAGTCGCTGCTCAATCAAGTCCAGATAAATCTCATATAATGGACGTTTCTGCCTCAAAAGTTGTGTCTGAGAAAATAAGAGAAAACTTAAATAAAAACATTTCAATTGGCTTTTTAGACTTTGAATTATGCACTTATCGTTTCCCAAGGTTATAAATCCGTGTAAGAAAGTGTAAACATTTCAACTTTTAATTTAAATTAATATGGCTTCTAGAACAAGAGTAATTTCACAGAGTAAAGCAGTGTATGCATCGCCCACAGGTATTTTGGCGAGTAATACCGCTTTTGGTGGTTCGGCGCTCGCGGCAACGGAATCGGGTTTCATCCCCCACCAACTTCATCGTGTGGACAATTTTTCTTTTGATGTCGATCTTGCAGGTGCAAGACAAGATGTGAGAGAATTTGGTCAGTTAGCACGAATCGGGACAGTAACAATGTCAGAACTTAATCCAACCTTTTCACTTGGATACTTTTTAGGTAATGGAGAAAACGAGGCTACTTTAGGTTTCAATACAGTGGGATTCGACCCGAATGCAGAACCAAAAGTAAAATCTCAGTTCATCTCAGGTGTGATGACAGAAGACGAACAAAAGAGAGAAAAAAATCTTTATGTTCTTACTGTTAAAGAAGGAGAAGATGCTTTTAAAGCGTCTGCTTTCACCGATGCTGAAAGAACAAACCATGATGTTGTATCTCTTGGTAACTGTATTGTTAACAGCTATTCCGTTAATTTTGCCGTTGGAGAAATCCCAAGAGTAGACATTGAAGGAGAGGCTCAAAACATTCAAATTCAGGCCAATAGTTCTGGATTATACAATCCAGCATTAAATGCTGATGGAGGAAGAGCAGATACAGGTCAATACAGACTGGATGCTCCATCCACTGGAGATATGGGTGTTTTGGTTCTTCGTCCAGAAGATGTTACTTTAAGTTTTGATAGGAAAAAGTGGTCTTGGGGTGGAACTGATATGTCTGACATGCATGTTCAAAGTGCTTCAATCGAGGTTCCAATGTCTAGAACTAATATTTCTGCACTTGGTGCAGAGAGAGCAGTCGCAAGACCTTTAGATTTTCCGATTAATGTTACAATGAGTGTAAGCGCTCTTCTTAAGAATTTCTCTACAGGTGCGCTTGATATGGTTCTTACAGGAACTGCTGGAGACGATACAACTGATGTTACTATTACCGTTAAGGACGATCTTGGTGCGACACAACATGCATATAGATTAGAAAATGCATCACTTGATTCTCAGGCATTCTCCGTTGGACTTGATGACAATGAAACTGTTGACTTGACGTTTTCTGCTCAAATCGGTGGTCCTACTGTTACAGGTCAAGGATTGTTTTATACAGGTGATTGCAGCACTGGCCCTGCTGGTGGCGCTCCATCAGATAATTTTGTCGGGACTCCAAACGGGAACTTATATTACAAGGGTGATAATAGTAAAGCACCATATTAATATCCTTTAAATTCAACTCAGAAAAGCCTCGCAGAAATGCGGGGCTTTTTTGTGTAAACTACTATGTATGGCTGTAGATAGAATACATTCTAGTGATATTCAATTATTTATTGATGGGTCTCGTATACCCGCAGTAAATTCATTATCTCTCTCTACTCCAAAAGAGGTTATAGACATTCAAAGACTAGGAACTGCTCACATAACAGAGAGGGTTTTGTCTTCTAATCAAACGACGACATTACAAATGGAGATGTTGTTAACTACAGGAGCAACTGGAGTTGATCCTTTTTATCAGTTTCAACAAAGACACGGCGGTTTTCTCACTACTGGAAAGTTTGATTTTCAAGTAAAAGATACTGCTGGCTCTACTGTTATGAACGATGCCTCATTAACAAATTATTCAATAAATGCTAGTGTTGGTGAGCTTATAAGAGGAAACGCCACATATTTAGGAGTGGGAGCTACCTTTAGTGATGGGGGTGCTATTTCTATAGATGACCAAAGTAATGATGATTTTATTAAGGGTTTTATGAGACCTCAAAAAATACAAATTACCACTACAACTAATGGTCAAGAGGGGATAAACACTGAAAGTTTACACATACAAGATTTCTCTATTTCTGTAGATTTACCCAGAAAAAATGTAACTAGGATTGGACAAAGAAACCCTAGTTTTAGATACCCAGAGTTGCCAGCAGGGGGATCTATAGAGGTAAGCATGATCAAAAACTCTGTAACAGGATTAGATCTTTCTAGTCTTGTTTGTGATAGTGGAGTAATTAAAATTGATTTAAAAGATGATCTTGGAAACTCTTTAATGGACTTTGTAACTAGCGGCTGTTGTCTTGAAAATGTTGATGAATCAACAAGTTTAGATGATAATACTACAATTAATTTCTCTTACTACTTTCCTATAATACAATGAGAACTAGCGGAAACTTGCCTAATTATAAAAACTCTTTTTATGATTTAAATTTTGTCATAAATGATCCAGCAAGTGGATTTCAGTTTCACCTTATGGAAACAGGGGCTAGCCTAAATGGTTATTTAGTTTCTATTACAGGGAAAGAAGGCTATTTGTTTGACCAGAGCGGCAAATTTTTTGGAGGCTATCAAAGCGGCACTCCCTTTGGGATTCAAATATATTACGATCACAATAACGAGACATTTACATACTATAAAGATAATGTATTGATGGCTAACTTTTATGATGTGACTGGATTTGGATTGGGAGACGGTGTTGTAAATTGTGTATCCTTTGACAAAGGAGATAACTCATCTGTTTCGGTTGACGTTAGCGGCGTAAATAGTTGATTTTATTTATTTTTTACTTATAATAATATAAATGAAAGAGCTATATTCATTTGATGTTAGTAGAGTTGTTAGGTCTGAGGTTCCTCATATTAAAAAAACAAAAGACGGACCCGTAGAGACCACTAAAAAAGTTAAAAAAACTATTAAAAATAGGATTGTTTTTACAAAGCCATCTATTTCCCAAAGAGAAGATGCAGATTTTTTCTATGGGCAAAAATTTAATGAATACATTAATGCTGGGTTTTTAACCAAAGCTATGCTCGCTAAAAAGATGGGCGATTTAGGAGGAATGACCTCAAAGTCGGCTTCTGATACGGTCAGCGATGTTATTCTAGAAAATATCGAAGCCGCTAGAACAATTGAGTTTTTTGGAGGTTCTAAAGAATTAAATGAAGAACAAAAAGCAAAATTAAAAAACGCCGAAAGGACTTTTGCTGATACTAAAAAGACAATTTATGAATATGAAATTTCTTTGAGAGATCAATTCGGGCAAACGGCAGACGCTAAAGCGGAACAGAAATTGATTGAATGGTTAGTTTTAAATTTTTCACACTATGAAGATACGGTTGAAGGTAAGGACAAAACTCAACTGTTTCCAATTTTCCAAGGCGATTCTTATGAGCATAAAAGAAACTTGCTCTTGCTTTTACAAGAAGATGAAGAAGATGAGGTTTCAATTGAAGATACAGGATTAAGTGAAATAGACTTTTTAAAGCTTAAAAAATTATATGAATCTGCTTTTGATACTCTAATTAAAGTTTCTAGTATTTGGTATAATCAGTTAGGGAAAGATCAAGAAAGTATTCAAGAGTCTTTAGATAATCTTTTTGAGGAAGATGAGCCTGAAGTAAATGAAGAATAATGAAAAAAATTATTCTGGCGATCTTTTAGACATTTCAAGAGGCTTTAGTAAACTAAAGGTCTCTGATGAAAATTATTATTTCAGGCATTTTCTTTATACAGAAATACTTGAGCTTGATGAGGAGCAAAATGAAGATATAGAGCGCTCCGTAAAATCTGGGATTCAGACAGAAAAGCAATTAATTAAAGACGCTAAAAAAGCAGGATCTTGGTCAGATGCTGAAGAAGAAAAAATAAAATCGTTACAGTGGACAGTTAAAAAGTCAACAACGGCTTTAGAAAAAATTCAAGACCCTAACCAAAGAAAAGTTTTTAACGACCAAATAGAGAAACAAAGAGTAGATCTAGATACGTTAAGAAGAAAAAAAGCTAGTTTGGTTACTTATAGTGCTGAAAGCCTATCTGAAGTAAAAAAAGTAAAAAAAATGGTGCAGAAATGCGTCTATTTGGATAGGGATCTAACAGAAAGCATAGGAGAAGATCCTGAAAAAGAATTAACTGCCGCTCTTTTTAAAAGGTATGCAGAGTTAAATAGTAAACAATGTATTCTAGGCGCTTCTTTTTTTGGTGGTTTTTTTGATATTTATGTAGCTCAACACAGAAACCCCTTAAAGCTTTTTGATGTAAATTTTAGGACAATTACCATATTTCAGAAAAATCTGATAATCTTATCTAACGCATTATTCAATAAGATGAAGAATGTTAAAATTCCAGATGAGATATCTAATGATCCTCTTAAAATACTAGAATATGAGGAGAAAGAGGAGACTGACAATAAAGTTAGTTATGGCATAGATGATTTAAAAGCAAGAATGAAAGCAAGGGGTGGAGAGCTTAAAGCAGAGGACTTTTTAACAGGATAGGTGTAATTTACACTATATGGCGACAAGTCTAAATGCATCCCTAAATGTAAGCCTTAATCCGCAAAGCTTAAATGCTTCTACAAAGCAGATATCACAAGCTTTAGGCAGGATTACAGGGCAAGCTTCTGAATTCCAGAAATCTCTGGATGCTTCTACTGCGCGTGTGTTTGCATTCGGGGCTACAACTGTAGTCATTAATGGTGTAACGCAGTCATTTAAAAAACTTGTCTCTACAACAATTGATGTTCAAAAGAGGCTATTAGAAATTAATTCTATTTTCCAAGCTTCAGAACAAACTTTCAATAGGTTTAGAAATTCTATTTTTAAAGTAGCCCAAGAAACAGGACAATCCTTCTCGACCGTAGCAGACGGTGCTGCTGAGTTGGCTAGGCAGGGTTTAAGTGCTGAAGAAACTGCTTCCAGACTTAAGTCTGCACTTATACTTACAAGAATTTCTGGTATGGATGCTGAAAAGTCAGTAAAGGCTCTTACGGCAGCTATTAATGGATTTACTTCTGCTGGGCTTACTCATACACAAATAGTTAATAAAATGGTTGCTGTTGATACAGCGTTTGCTGTATCTACTGATGACCTAGCAGAAGCTTTTAAAAGAGCGGGTTCTACAGCGGAAGATGCTGGAGTGAGCTTTAATGAATTGTTGGGTCTTATTACGGCGGTTGAGCAGAAAACTGCAAGGGGTGGTGCCGTTATCGGTAACGCATTTAAATCAATTTTTACTCGTTTACAAAGAGGAACAACTATTTCAGAACTTAAGGAACTAGGGGTTGCTATTGATGCCAACCAAACTGGAGTGCAAAAACTACAGGCTCTTTCTACTGCTATAGAAGGGATTGCAGATCCAACTGTGGTTTCCAAAATCAAAGAATTAGCTGGTGGAGTTTTCCAGATTAACGTGGTTAGTGCCGCTTTAAAAGATTTGGGTTCTAATACTTCTATATTTCAAAAAGCAGCAATAACTGCTGCCAGTGCTACAAATGAAGCTTTTGAAAAAAATAGATTATTAAACGAATCTATATCTGCCCAGATCAACTCATTGGTTCAGGGTCTTACCTCTCTAGCAGAGAGAGTGGGAGCTATCACATTTGGTCCTCTATTAGAAGGATTAGTTGGAATAGCTAGTAAAGTTACAGATTTTTTAAATAACGCTTTAGATCCAGAAAAAGGAAATGTTTTTGTAAAAGGATTATTCAAAACAATTGGCTCTTTTTTAAGTGGGCCAGCAGTGGTTATTTTCACAGCAGCTTTTGTTAAGATTTTTAAGCTAGTTGCCAAATTTGCTGGAGAGGGTTTAAGAACCCTTTTCACAATGGGAACCCAAACCGAGAGGCTTAAGCAGATTGAGGGAGGAATAGTTGGACTGCTTCAAAGAGATCAACAATTAAGAAATGCAATAACTAGTCAGACAGCAACTCAAGTTCAGAAAGAGCAAGCTGTTATAATGGCAATTCAAAGAGAAAATGCACTATTAGCTCAACAGGCTCAGTTAATGAGACAGCTAGCTAGTGCGGCTGCTGCCAGAGGAGTATCGGGAATTAACGCAGCAGGAACTTTTACTGGAAGAAGGGGCAGGGCTTTTGCTGTAGGTGGTAGAGTAACTGGAGGGTCAGGAACAAAAGATGACGTTCCAGCAATGCTTACTGCTGGTGAATTCGTAATGCGTAAAAGCGCTGTAGACAAATTTGGCGAGCCATTTATGTCTAACTTAAATCAAGGTAGACTTGGATTTAATAGAGGCGGCTTTGTCCCGAACTATGCTCGCAGGGGAAGTATTGCTATAGGAGGCTTTGCTGGCCCTTTGCTAACTCCTCCTCAAGCATCTCAAAGAATTACATCGGGAGTAATAACTCCAGAGCAAGCTGCTATGTCTGGTCATGTAATGGGAAATAAAAAGAGGGCCGATGGCTCAAACTTTCCAAGATATATTGCAGATAGCCCAGATAGTAAAAAAGCGCTTATGCTTGTTCCTCAAGCCCAAGCTTTTACGCAAGGTGCGCTTAATACAAATTTTCAATCAAAGAAAAGGCTACAAACAAGGTTTTCTGGTTTTGACGGAAGTGTAGCTGGAATAGACCCCAATCTAAAACGGGATTCTGGATTCAGAAGAATGTTAAGGATGGATACAATTTTAGATGCTTCTTTAACAAGGGGTGTTAATAATGCTATGGATAGTGTTGTTTCTAAAAGTGGGGGCAAACTAAAAATGCAGCCTAGAAGGTTTACCACCAAACAGGTAAAGGCTAGGGTTTTAAAAGAAGGTGGAGCGGGTGCTTTTGGTGCATTAAGAGGAGCTATTTTTGAGTCTATTATAGACGCTGTAACTGGTGGTGTTAAGGCGGGAGCAGGTAACAATACTCTAGATGTTAGGATTGCTGGAGCATCAGGCAAAGTTGTAGAAGAGATATTTGGAATCGAAGGTTTGGGATACAAATATGGTGATTTTAAAAACAGCCAAGGGCAAAAGGCAAAGTTCATTAGTCAAACCATGAGGAGCTTGCCAAGAAAAGGCGCACCAGTTGGCATGTCTTCAGGAGGGCTTGTTCCAAACTATGCTGGGGGCGCAGGTGTCCCTACCTCAATGATGAGGGTTCATAAGGACTCTAAAGGAAGCCCAATAGCTGTAACAAATTTAAGAGACGAGCCTAATGGATTACAAGATGCAATAAAGAGAGAGCGTCAAGGGATTGGTATGTTTGCAGGAGGGTTTGTTCCTAACTATGCTAAAGGAGGCGGTGGAGGTCTTGGTGGAGCAACTGGGTTTATTTTAGCTTTAGGGTCAGTGCAAATGGCGTTGCAAACTATGGTCGCTGCAACAGATCAGTCAGCAGACTCTAGCATCGCGCTTGCAGAAGCTCAAACAGACGCTGCTTTATCTAGTAAAGAAGGATTTAAAGAAAGAATGGCAGAAGTTGCTGCAATTGATAAAGCCTCAAGATCAGCGGCAACAGCTAGCTCTGGGTTAGAGGGCGTGGCTAGTGCAGCAAACACTGCTATTACAGGTTTGATGGCACTGTCTACTTTGAATATGGTTACTGGAGGATTTGGGGGAAGAGCTTTAGGGAAAGTTGGGACAGGAATAAAAGGAGGATTAGGTCGCGCAGGTGGAGCTATTGCTGGAACTAAAGCAATGACTTCTTTAAGAAGTGGAATGCAAAGACGATTGCCAATGGGTAGAGATCCTATGGGTGGTCAAAGTCGATTCCAGATAAGGGATTCATTAAGGAAAGATGGTTACAGTAAGTCTTTTGCAATAAGAGCATCTAATAATGCTCAACGTAGTGCAAACGCCAGAACTAGAGCGATGGGGAGAGTGGGTGGAATTGGAAAATTTGCTGGAGCGCCATTGGCTGTTGGAATGGCTGGGTTTAGCGCCTTTAATTCTTTTCAAGATGAAAAAGCAGGGCTTATAACCAAACAAGAAAGAGATAGAGAGCTTGGTGGTGCTGGAGGAGCTTTGGCGGGAGGTTTAGGAGGAGCCAAAGTCGGAGCAATGCTAGGTGCTTTTGGGGGTCCAATTGGCATGGCTATTGGAGGATTACTTGGAGGAGGAGTTGGAGCATTGGCTGGTAGCGGAATAGGAAAAGGGCTTGTATCTGCGTTTCAGGGGCCAGAGCCTCTTTCCCCAGAAATCATGGAAAGATATGCACAAGTTTCTGCATCAAACTCAAGAAATCGTGAACTTGGCTTTGGTAGCAGTGATGCCTTTATGGATAGGGCAGAGCAGAACATAAACAAAATGAGGGCCGCTGGTCAAGATACTAGTATTATTGAAAAAGAGTATGTTGAGGCCATGAAGTCATTAAAAAATGAGTATTCAAAAGAAGAACAAAATTTAGATGAAATAGAAGCAGCACAAATTAGATTAGCTCAAGCCTCAAGAGATCTTGCAGGAATAAGATTTGATACAGTTCAACAACAAGATGAACATGATCGTAAAGTTAGAATTGCTACTGATAAGTTAGCTAGAGCTAATGAAAAACTAGCTGCCGCCAGAGCCGCAGCTACAAATCTTGAAGCAGAAGTAAGTAAAAGACTAGGGGGAGGGAAAAGCATAAAAGGGATGGCTGAAAGTGCCTCAATGCAAGCTGGTCTAAAAATAGCTCCAACCAGAGCAAATAAATTTGCAGGAGCAGCAATGTTAGCATCAGAGCAAAATGCTATGATGACAAACATCAATCAATTAAGACAAGAGCAACTGACTGCTGACCTTGCCCTACAAGCAGAGCAGCAAAAACCAGAATCAATGCAAGACACTAAACAGCTTGCAAAAGACGCTGCCGAAGCTGGTAAAAGATTTAAAGCTGCTGCTATACAAGCAGGAACTTCTTTTCTCAATAAGATGCAAGATATCGAGCATATGAGAGAGCAAAATGAAATTAAGATCTCAGCCGCCAGAGATAAAGCCGCTCAAGCTATGGCTAAATTAAGTGATCACCTTGTAAAAGAAGGTGGTGTTAATACAAGGGTAGTGCGGGAAGATGCATTAAACATGTTTGAGCTTGCG